AGCCCGCGCCAGAAGACATAAAAATTGCTTTTCAGCGGAGTAAACGACAGGGGGTGTTACCCAACTCGTTTACCTATGGGGCTGGCCGCATGACCGGTTGCTTAGGGGAGCTTGCGTTTGAACATTTGTATCCTGAAGCGTCGTACGTCGGTGGGACAAGTTTAGACCATGATTTTGTTCTCGGTCGCCGCAAGATAGACGTTAAGTCAAAAACCTGCGGATCACCTCCCTTGCCGCACTACACGGCTTCTGTTAACTGTGCGGCCAAAGTAACTCCAAAAGCCAGTTACTACTACTTTGTCCGTGTAGACAAAGACTTAACAAAAGCGTGGCTGTTGGGGTGGGTAACTAGGAAAGCTTTGCTCACTGAAGGTGAGTTTAAGAAGCGTGGCGACGAAGATTCTAGTGGTTTTATGTATCGAGCTAGCGGCTATCACATTCCTCTAAAAAGCTTGCGATCTCCTTTAAGTTGGAAGTGACACTAAGGCCGGAGTAATATCATACTTTTCGTCAATACTGATTGACCAGACCTTACCTCCGCCGTGCCCCACAGATTTAACGGGTCTTACGTTTGGGTTTGCTTTGCCTGCTTCTTCTAACGCTGCCATACCCCGCCGAACGAACTCTAAGTTGTTCGACATTCCCACGTTTCTTCCGTTGTTAAAATCGTGCAGAGTTACTTGAAACTCTGTAAGAGTTCCTTCCCATTGCTTTATTGAGTCATTCATTGAACGACATCTCTTGGCAAAGAACTCAACTAGTTCTGCCACCGAAGACCTGCTTGAATTGTCGTAAGCTGCGGATGCAACCGCTATGTCGATGAAGCTGTTAACGCCGAAACGGCCGTAAGATTCTATTTCTTGTGGTACTTGCCAATCCATAAGCCACTTTCCAAAGTGGGGTAATTCTCTCCAAATAGTCTCTTCTAGAATTTTATTCGCTGGAAACTTACTCGTAGCGTCATCCCTTACTTTCAACGCTATGAGCTTATCCCTGTTACTGCTGTCCAAGGCCGGTATCACAGACAAGCTATTTGCGTCCATGTTTAAGGACATAATAACTCTACCTGCCCAAGGAATAGACAGGGCATCTGCATACTTAGCCATGTATTCAATTCGTGGGTTAGCGACCGCCCTTTTTATCAACTCAGTAGCTTTTCGCTGGTCTTGGAAAGAACTTGCACTTGTCGTGTCGTCGATTACCCAAGCAGCTACTCGTCCAAGATCTTTGTTAAACTTGGTGTGCCCCGATAAGTAATCCGAAGCGTCAGAGAATCCTCCGACCAATCCAGAGATGACCCTGTTTGATAGTAAGCTTTTGCCTTTGTTGGTCGGGCCCACAAGAATAAGTGCCTGGCCCTGCTTCGGTTCTCTTTCCAAAACAGCCTCATAAAATCTCTTCATCCACGCAAAGAAATATTCGACAGTGGGCCTGTCAGTAGAGTTCTCGAATAGTTGGGTAAGCCACCCGTATAAGAAAGGCCAGTGTTCTTTAGCACCGCTTTCAGCCGGTTCTACAGGCTCAATCATAGATGTATTAAGAATCCTGTTCCCACTACATTCTACAATTCTCTCTTTTGAAAACACTACGGGGGCGATTTCGTGGATTCTATTTTGATTGCTGATGACAAGAAGGGCCGATTCTACTTCAGACAAAGGAACACCTTTCTTCTTCTTGGGACTAAATCCCAGTTGTCTTAGCTCTAGTATTATTTGGTCTCTGGGAATTTGAACCGCGATATTGTTGAGCAGTTTGAAAAATGTTTTACCATTGAACCAATACTCATCCAAAAGATTCCCCATCTTCTTTTGTTCGTAGTCAGATACAAATTCGGCTCCAAAGATATCCCTCCATGTTACGAATCCCCTACCAGCACGGTCGCTGTAACAAATCATCCCATCCTCCGAGACTTGAGCCCCCTCTCTATCGATACCATCATCGATCCAAAACAAAGGACCTCGGCACCCTACTTCAAATTCTCCTCGCCAACGATGCCCATAGGTTTCGGCTACCTTAGCCGCAATGACCTCGATGGGGATCGCGGTGTCTTTACTCTGAGGAGGCGCTACATTCGCTGCTTTCAACAGCGCCGTCTGTATCACACTGTCTGGCAAGGGGTCTCCTATCTTTGTCCAGTCTTCTCCAAGCTCGAAATATTGAGCCGCGTTTAAAGAAGTGTTGTCAAAGCCCGCGAAGACTTTATGCGCTTGGAGAATATTTTTTAACTCGTTAAAGAAAGCAGAAAACATATCAGGACTAATAGGGATGGGTGTGTCAAACTCCCATACTAGTCTTATGTATCCCGAGTGCGTCCTAGACCTCCATGTCGGAAGTTTATCTTTGCACACCGTTTTTATTTTGAGTTCTACCAAGTTCCAATCTACCGGGGCATCGTAGTCGATCACCATGCCGTGCGCTACGTTGACGGGATTGTCGGCCGATATTCTTTTCGACGGGGCTCTACCTTCTAGGGCTGTGTAGAATACATGATTGGTGGTATCTGTGGCGCACCATGCTCTGTAGTCAGCCTTGTTTTGGAATCCAGGTTTTTGTGTTTTTAGAGACGACAGGTCAGAGCACTTTTGCGCTGAAGCATCCCTAAGGTTTTTTATATATCGGTAAGTCATTTAGTGTATTTCTCTACTACAGAACCTTCTGCATCTAAGGGTATATCCGGAATCCATTCCGGGGGTGTCGTCATAATTTCAATCATCTCAGAAAGAGTTTGCTCGGCACAGTTTTTCTCGGTCTCCACGACGATTTCATCGTGAACGTGCATAATTATTTTGTGACCGGCTTCCGATACCCGGACAAGCATGTCTGAAAAAATATCCCGCGCTAATGCTTGAGAGGCGTTCTCAGCCACAAACCCTCCCCACAATCTTGTAGGAACCATTTTTGTTCCTTTAGGAAAGTAAGCTGTGTACTGACTCCCTTTGTTCTCGACATAGTCTTCTCTGATGTAACCGTAATCCAGAACCCGGCCACTTGGTAAGGGCACGACAAACTTTGTGGGGTATCCCTGTTGTGTAAGTTCGTGCGACGACGAGATTGTCATATTATATTTTTGCCATAATTGAGTCACGCTCCTCATCGAGTCTCGATACATATCCACGGCTGCGTCAGCTTCTGAACGCTTCATGCCGGACATTTCTGCGAAGCGTTTCTTGCCTGCCCCGTATCCGCATCCTAGCACCATAGCTTTTACTTTGTGCCGGAGCTTGGGGTCCTGTTTCAGGGATCCGGATTCCTTTTGCCAAAGGTTGAAGCGGATTGCAAACGCCTCATAAATGTCTTCGCAAGCGGCAATTTCCTCCATCATCTGACTATCCTTAGCAAGCCAGCATAAAGTTCTTACTTCGATCTGGCTAAGATCTACAACGACTAGCTTCGTTCCTTCTTTAGCCCGTATAAGGTGCCGAAGATTGACCCCGAACATCTCATCCCGTGGTAAATTCTGTAGATTAAGATTTCCTCCGCTCCCACTAAATCGTCCAGTGTGCGCTCCAAAATACATAAAGCCGCCGTAGTAACGGCCATCAGGCATTGTCGCCACATCAAAGCTTTCGACCTTTTTCTTTAATGCATTTATACGTCTCCAGTTTTGCACGGCGTTGATCCAAGAATGTTTCTTTCCGTGATATTCCAACCATTTTTTAGCCTCGGGATCTGTTGCTGCCAGACTGGCAGGCGGCTCTAAGCCTAAATTTTGACAGTGTTCGTCAAATGCTGCCCGGCTCAAGAGAGGTTTAGACCCCATCCACGGGATTGCATTTTCTGCTTCAAACAAATAACCAGCTATGGTTTCAAGTTGTGTCTTCAGTAAATCAGTGTCGATAGGAATCCCACCCTGACAAATTCTTCGGTTCAGTGTGCTTATGACACGCTCTCTTACGGGCCATTGTTCGCTGAAAGTGTCCCAAAGCTGTAAGCATAGCTCAGAGTCTTTGAGGGCGTATTCACTAACTTCCGTCTTGAAGTCTTCATCCATCGACTCCCATTTCTTTCCACTCATGTTGTCCCGTGTGGACTTATCAACTTCTAGTCCAAAGGCCGCTTTAGTAGATGCTTTAAGCGAGCGAGGAAGCCGCACATACGCGGCCATATCCGCCGTACAGTGCCAGTGTTCTGGCGTGGCTTCTTCCCACCATCCTTGCCTAATTCCATATAAATATAAGGTTTCATCAAAAGTAGCGTTGTGGGAAAGGGCTATGTTTCCCGTTATCAGAGACCAATCAAAATCTTTAGGGTGACCAACAAACTCAGTCCCATCGTCCCCGACAACCGTAACCATGTAGGCGTCAAAATCTGGGTGAGCAAAATACCCTAGAGGTCCGAGAGTCCGGATAGAACAATCTTTGTCATAGTAGGTCTCAAAATCTATTGCGTAAACAGTCATATCTAAAAATACCCCCACAGGCCCGAGACTACCTGTGGGGGTATGATTTTAGGGTTTTATGTGGTTACCCTAAAGGCCATGCTATTGACCAGACCAATAAGCCGTGCCCCGTCTTATTGATCCGCCACATTACCTATTTATCACCATGCGATGTCTCGGTAATCACCTCGTCAATGACGAGAGAAAGGTTAAGCTGATTGTCATCAGGGATGTCAATGCGCTCTCCAATGGAATGAGCCAGTGCGCTCCGAACGTGGTAAAAAGTAGACAGAGCAGACTTGCTCACTTTTATTTGCTCGTTAGCCTGGCCGATCATCTCGTTAAGATTATCGATCTCTTTGCGGACGATCTCAGCTTCAAAGTTTGGATCACTCATTAAATCACAAACTTTGTAGCCCAATCCCGCTCGGCTTCACTGGTTTCACTGGTGCTATTTGAAAGCATCGGTTCAAACCATGTGTTCATACCTGCGGTTTTCTCCATCGTAGTGATATACCAATTCACCCAGAATAAGGGTAAAGTTGGGTTACATTGCAAGAACGTCGCGAGTTTTTTGAAGACAAATCTATACGCTCCTTTTTGCACGTAGATTTTACCGATTGCGTAGTTCTTACCTCCAACGATGTGGGGGTAGGCTTCATCGGCTGTTTCAGACTCTTCGGGCTGCGGAAAGCCCAACACGACTTCTGCAAACTCCAAGATCTTAAACTTGGAATC